GACACTTAAAATTTTTAGATGAAATAGAACAATATCCAAAACTCTGCGTAGTAGCAGGGGATGAATTCAGAGAATATCAACCTGGAGCATTTAAATGGAGATTGTTGGATTTAACAATAAGAGTATATATTAGTGATGAAAATGATACTCAAGAAACACTAGCATTATTACTAGAAGATATTGAAAGTATTATAGATGATAATGATAGTTTAATGTATGACGACACAGTCGATCCAAGTCTAAGTACAACTTCTTTAACAATAGGAAGTATAAGTACTGATGAGGGAGTTATCGCTCCTTTAGGAATTGGAGAAATGACAGTCAGAGTACGATATTAGGAAACAGGTAAGGCACATAAATATGTAGCCGCACCCTTTCCATTATAAAACGGAGAAAGCAAAATGGCTTTAAATTTATCGAGAAATACGAAAGTATTTGTCAGCTCTGTAAATGGAGTACACGCAAGTGGTGGGTCAGTTAAAACTGTTGATGTAATAGCAGGAACAAATTCTGGTCATGCTGTAGGTGATGTATTAACCTTTGCAACAACAAATGGATCTGGAACAGGATTTAAGTGTATTGTCGCCGCAGTTAATAGTGGTGCAGTTACTGAAGTTTATATCCCGAATAATTTTCGAGGAGCAGGATACGCAGATAATAACACTGTTACTTCAACAGCTTCTACTGGAAGTGGTGCAGATGGGCTTGTATTAACTATTAATGGTGTTACAAGCACTACTACTACTGATAACTCAAGAGTAGCAACAGGACTATTTAAGGGTAATGGTACTCATGATGGCAATGCAGCCGCTAAAAAAATCAACACCTTTAGAATTGGTGTTTTAGATGGTTATAGTTTCTCACAAGGAAGTGAAAGCACAGACGTTACAATTAACGAAGCTGGTGCCTTCCCTAACCGTGGGTCAAAACGATTCAATGACTCTTTACCACCTGCAGAATGGTCTTTCGGTACATACGTACGACCTTTCAAGCATGGTACAGCTAGTTGGAGAGAAACAGGCGACATGGATATGGTAGAAAATATTCTTTGGTCTTCTATAGCAGGTAAAGATATCTGTGATGGTGCTTTAAGTGGTGACTCTAATCCAGCAGTTACTTTAACTAGCTCATCAGGAATTATAGATTTCGCAGGATCAGATCATCATGAATTATTGAAACTTTCAATATTCTTTGCTCTAGAAAATACAACTTATCGTTTGAATCAAGCTCAAGTAAATCAATGCGAGATTGACTTCTCAATTGATGGTATTGCTCAATTAACATGGTCTGGAAACGCAACAACAATTGACCAAGTTTCAACAGCAATTGAAGATCCTTCAAAAGTTCTTCATGCAAAACCAGCAGGATCAGACACTTCAGTTACAACTGCTACTTATGTAGAAGGTTATAACTATGCTGATTGTACTGGACCAGACGACGCTGATTACTTAAGAAACAAACTGTCAACATTAACACTTGCTGCAGCCGCTCAAGGTGGTGGTGCAGTTTCTGGTGGTTTAGATGCAAGAACATATGATATTAACATTACTGGTGGTTCTATTACTATCGCTAATAACGTAACATATGTAACACCTGAAACACTAGGTATTATTGACAAACCGATTGGATCTTTTACAGGATCTAGACAGATTACTGGTAACTTAACATGTTACTTGGATACAAAATCAAATGGTTCTAACCAATTACTTACAGACTTAGCTGGTGCAACCGACTTAGTTAGTAACGTATTTGATATGAGCTTATTCATGGGGGGCGCTTCAAGTGCTGTACCAGTTGTTGAGTTTAGTATTCCAAAAGCACATATGACAGTACCAACAATCGAAACTGGCGATCTGATTTCTACTTCAGTAGAATTCTCAGCTCATGGAAGTGACCTATTAACAGGTGATGAAATGACTGTAGTTTATAAGGGTTTAACAACTCACTCAGATACTCAGTACACAACAGACAATACTGTATAACAATGACAACGTACAACTTTCTACGAGAAAGTAAAGTACACCTCGTACATGGAGGAAGCCGTTACTTATTGGTAACGGCTCCCAACGTGTCGTTCTCACAAACATTTGCGGAAGATGCATATGAAGTAAAGACTTTGCACGATCAGACAAAGATGTTTCAGGGAACAAGTATAACAAAAGCAAACCCTGCTAGTTTCAGCTTCTCAGTATATTTAACAACAGAGAAAGATGAAACAATAGTAAAAGCACTTTTAACTGATTATGATGCTACAGAAGGACAAACAAGAGTTAACTCTTTTGACCTTTATATTGTAACAGGGGAAAGCACTTTTAAGTTAAATGAATGTGTCATTACAAATGGCGATTTCAACTTAGCTAAAAACTCACCACTAACTTTGAATGTTTCAGGACAGGCAAGTAAGTTAGAGAGAGTAGGAAATGCTTCTTATTCACTACCAAGTTCTTTGGTTAGTGCTAGTTCGACAAGAACTCCCATCACAAACATTATAGATGTTGAAGTAAGTGGATCAGATGTTTCAAGCATCATATCTGCTACATTAAGTGTTCAAAATGAAATACAATGGACACCTTATGAAACATTACATAATAGTCTTTCAGTTACAAATGCTTCAAACGCAATGTACCCTTCTGAGTTTACTCTTGGAAGAAGAGTTGTCTCGGGTAATATAGTACAATATATTACTAGCGATAACTCTAGTACTGTGCAAAGTTTTAATACAGACACTAGTGTTCGTATTAAAACAATCGTCAATGGCAGTACATTCTTAGACGCAAACTTAGCAAATTGCATGTTTACTAAAAGAATGGCTCAAGGCGAAGTATTTACGCAGACTTTTGACTATCGTTTGATAGGCAATCCTGCAAATTTATCAACCGTTATAACATATTAGGAGATATAACACCATGGATTTAAAATCATTACTAGTAGATAGTAAAACTACTTGGGTAGAATTCCCAGGATTACTCGGATTTGAAGTAGAACTTGCAAATCTATCAAGAAAAGAATTAACAAACCTTCGTAAAAAATGTACAATTAATAAATTTAATCGTAAAACTCGTCAATTTGAAGATGAATTAAATGATGAAAAATTTATTATTGAATTTACAAGATCAACAGTTAAAAATTGGAAAGGACTGCAATTAGGTTATTTACAAGACTTACTACTTGTAGATCTTAAAGGGCAAGACGCTGAAGCTGAAATGGAATTCTCAGAAGAAAATGCTCAGCAATTAGTTGAAAATTCTTCAGAATTCGATAACTGGCTCAATGAGGTAGTCTTTGACTTAGAAAATTTTCGCAACGAAGAACAAGGAAAAGTTACAAAAGAGACTCCAAGTATTTCTTGACAACAAAGATGTAGGAATGACCAAGGATCAATACTTGGAAATGATGGAGCAAATGGGGGAAGATCCCGACTGGGAAAAATGTCCAGAAGACTGGAATGATTTTCCTGAATTAACTCTAAATACTGTCAATATATTTCACAGTTTAGGAGATAGAATATTTCCAGATGTTGGGTATGTAGGAAAAGATTATACTAATTTTAAATTCTTACTACACAGATATGGAATAGAAGAACACAATGAAGAGTATGTATTAGAAACAATACTGTGGTTAGACAGTAGAGCAATCGAAGCTTCTCAAAAAAGATTAAAAGCTGAGAGAGATAAGATTAAGAGACGTTAATGGCGAACAAAGTAGCATTTGAGGTTGTAGTAACTTCAAAAGGATTTAAAGTAGTACAGCAGGAACAAGGAAAACTTGCGAAATCTATTGATAATACTGATAAAAAGACGAAGAATCTTGGTAAAACCCAAGATAAACAGTATGGTCGCCAAAAACAAGGAGTCATACAGACTGCTAACCAAACAAAGAACTTTTCCAAACTATCACAAACCATTGGCGGAAGTGGAGGTACATCTCTTGTAGGTGCTTACGCAACATTAGCCGCCAACGTCTTCGCAGCATCCGCTGCATTTAATGCTCTGTCACGAGCAGCAGAATTTCAAAAACTAAGAGAAGGTCTCGAGATTGTAGGAAATCAATCTGGTAGAACTCTTAGTATTCTTGCCGATAACTTAAGAGAAGCCACAGGAATGGCACTAACTTTAGAAGAAGCATCTAGTGCAGCTGCATTGGGTATTTCTGGAGGATTCGGCGAAGTAGAATTAGAAGGACTAGCAAAAGTCGCAAAAGGAGCAGCCTTAACATTAGGAAGAAACTTACCTGATGCATTCGATAGGTTAACAAGAGGTGCAATTAAACTAGAACCTGAAATTTTAGATGAATTAGGTATTATGGTTCGTCTTGATGATGCTGTAGAAAAATATGCAGCACAATTAGGTAAGTCAGCAAGTTCTTTAACACAAATGGAAAGACGACAAGCTTTTATGAATGAAATTCTTGAACAAGGTACAGCAAAATTTGGAGATATAGCAGAAGCTGCAGATCCAACAGCTTACCAAAAACTTGGAGCAACATTTGGAGACTTAACAAAAGAAATTTTTAATTTCTTTAATGAAACGCTTATGCTAAATTCAGTAATTGGACTATTAGCAAATAGTACAACTGCATTATTTGGAACAATGCTAATATTTGGTAGTACGATTGCAACTCAAATAGTACCTGCACTTGGAACTATGAGTCAAAAAGCAGCAGAAAGAGCTACAAAATCTGCCGCAGATTCAAAAGCTTTAGTTAAGGAATCTAATAACGAAATAAAAAGTCTTAAAAAGAAAACTAAAGAATTTAAACTTGGTTCAAAAGGTTATGTAAACGCTAAGAACGCTGAAGGATCAGCAACAGATAAGCTCACAATGAGCATTAAAAAATTAGAATTACAAGAAAAACGAAGACTAGCTAGCCTAGACAGAAATTTTGAAAAAGGTACAGCAAGATTTGCACAAAAAGAAGCAGAAATAAAACAAATTCAAAGACAGTTAGCGAACGAAAGAAAATTACTAGCACTACGAGAAGGACAAGGGGGCAAACAAATAGCCGCAAAAATTGCTAGAACGGATGCTGTTTTTGCAGGTAGACAAGCACAGTCAATAGCAAAATTCACCAGTGGAGAAGTAGGACTAAGTGCTGCAATGGCTTTAAATGCTAAAGCTTTTGACAAGAAAAAGAAACGAACTCTTGAAGCAATTAAAAATATGGGCTTTCTAACACGACAAAATGAAAAACTAAAATTAAAGTTTGCAGGACTTACAAAAAATGTAGGACTACTTACAGCCTCATTTGTAAAATTCCTACCTCTTATTGGAGCAACTCTAGTAATTATTGGAGCTCTAGCAATTGCTTTTGATAGATTTTATAATACAAAAGAAAGAAAAGCATATAATAAATCTTTTAAAGAGTTAGATAAAATTCTTGAGGGATTACCTGACAAAGCAAAAGAATATAATAAAGCACTAAACGCAAGTGGAAATGCAGGATCTTTACAATTAAGAACCTCAGCTATTCTTTCAAACCAAATTACAGAGATAAACGACAAACTACAAGAGTCTATAGAAAAAAGAAATGAGTTAGGAGAGTCAGGTGTTGGAAGTCTAGCTGGAACAGGGACTTTCTTCGCTCGTATTGACAAAAATGCATTAGGTGGAAAAGAAAGTCCAGCAAATATACTAGAGCAGGAAGTAAAAGCAATCGAAAAAATAGTAGGAACAAGACTACCACGAGTAGCAGAGACTTCTAGAACAGCTTTAAGAACCGCTGTTAGGATTCAAGACTCTGTAGAAATAAAAGCATTAGAAGAAATACTGACAAGTGATATTCCTGAGTACGTAAATGCAGCTAAAGATACTATGGGTTCTTTTAATGACGCGCTATCCAAAGGCGACGGAGTACTAGCTTTAGAAGAAGCATCAAAGGTTGTAGAAAGACTACAAGAAAGATTTGGGAAATTAAATGCAGCCATTGCAAGCTTTAATCAGACATTAATGGATGCCGAAAAAATAGGCTCTCAGTTCATTCAGAAATTTTTACCAAAAACTAGTACTACTGATATAATAAATACTTTTAATACTTTTGCTCAAAATATAGAAGCAATTGAAGAAGAAACAAAACGCTCAGGAACAGATACTGCCAATACTTTGGCAGCGGCTTTTTCAGCAACAGGTTCTAGTATTGGTGCTTTACTTGGGGGCACTTTCCTTGAACTTCAAACAAATTTTAATGTTGCCAAATCTCAACTAGATACTGCAAAAGCAGAACAAGAAAAATTCCAGAATATGGGATTTATGGGTAAAAGAAAAGCCGCAAAAGACGCAGGGTTTACAGGCATTGGTGCTGTAGGTCAACTGGAAGAACAACTAGATACTGGCGTTAGCACAGCAGAAACAGCATTTAAAACTACTAAAAAGCCTTTATCCGACGAAGGATTAAGAGCTTTTGAAGATACAAGAGAAGTCTTAATAGAAATAAACAAACTAGAAATTTTACGAAAAGCTAAACTAGAACAAATAAAAAATATACAAAAAATATCAAAAAATGTACTTGGACAAAGCGCACAAGCAGGCACATTACAAAATAAAGTATTAGATGATCAATTACAATTACGAAAAAATGCTTTTAATACAGGAAATAGAATTCTTGCAAACCAATTAAAAATAACAACAGAACAAGAAGAAGAATTAGGACTAGTAGGAGCATTAAAACTAAAAAGAATGCAAATGGTAGGCGACAAAGAAAAAGCCTTAGAAGTATCAAAAATCGATTTACAAATACAAGAACAAGAAAATATATTGTTCCAACAAAAAATGAATGCAGCGCAACAAGTAGCTAATATATCTAATGCTCAAATCGCAATCGATAAAACTGCCTTAAAATTAGCAGAAAGACAAGTAGGTTTTGAACAAAAACTAACAGCTGTAAGACTTGAAAGAGAAGCAATTTCAAGAGGACAAAGTAAAGCAGATCCTATTGCAACACTAATAGCAGAATTACAAGGAGAACAAGACAAAGTAAAATTTGCAAAAGAAAAAGCAAGAATAGAGCTTGCTTCTGCTAAAGTACAAAATGCTTTACTTGCTGCTCAATTAAAAGCTATGGTTGAAATGGGCCAAATGTCTTTATCACAAGCAAATAGCATAATAGATGATGCAGACATTGTACTAGATGGACTATCAACACAATTAAATAAGGAAATAGATAACGCATCAAAAACTGCAGTTCCAGCCTTAGAAAAAGCTTTTGCAAAAACTTTCGGAGGAGATTTAGTAAGTAAAAACTTATCAAAAGGAATAATGGCTGCGTTCTTACAGTCTTCAGGAGCAATAGCAACATTAGATCAACAGTTAATTGCTGCAGGAAGCACTCTAAGAGATTTTGGGCAGACAATGGTAGATACTTTTGGCGAAGATGGAGCAGTCGTAGGAGCTCTATCAAACTTCTCTGCATCACTTGTAGAAATTGGTCCAACAATTAGTCAAGCTTTTGCAAAAATAGATGAAGCAACAGGTGATCAAACAATAATGGGAGAAGATGGGAAGAAAAAGATAGTAGAAGGACTAAGCGAGCAATCAGCAGGATTATTAAAATATGCCGCTATAGCAGAAACAACTGGAGCAGTTTTATCTTCTTTTGGACAACTTATGCAAGCAGATTCAAATAGACGAATCGCCGCTATTGATAGTCAAATTGAAGCTGAAAAACGAATTGACGGAAAATCCGCAGAATCCATAGCAAGAATAAAAGCATTAGAAGGTAAAAAACTACAACTACAAAGAAAATCTTTTGAACAACAAAAGAAAATACAAATGGCACAAGTTATTGCTTCTACAGCTGCTGCAGTTATGCAAACAATGGCAGCAAGTGGAGTAGGATTCTTCGCTACACCAATGGCCATGCTTGTAGCCGCAATGGGTGCAGCTCAATTAGCTATAATTAGGAAAACTCAATTTGACGGGGGAGGCGGAGGAGATGTTGCAGCACCAAATACAGCCCTAAAGATTGGCGGAAGAAGTAATAATGTAGATGTTGGTTCAAAAGCAACAGGTGGAGAACTATCATACTTACGAGGAGATAGAGGAGTAGGATCTAATGCAAATAACTTTACACCTGGTGGAGCAATGGGAAGAAAAGGGTATGCAAATGGTGGAGATGGAATCGTTGTCGGAGAAAGAGGACCAGAAGTAATAACTCCCTCAGCACCAATCGATGTAACACCAAACTATGCTCTTGGTGGACAAGGACAAAACATTAACTTTAATATTAGCGCAGTAGACGGAGCAAGCGTACAAAATATGCTCAACGAACAACAAGGAAATATAATACAAATGATTAGAGATGCAGCAAATGACAACGGAGAAGCTTTCTTAGAAACAGTAGATACTCCAGTTTATAATGGGAGCGGTATATAATGGCTTTTAATGCATTTACAAATCGACTACCTGACCCAAACTGGGGAATTAATGAAGCAGGGGATGGACACGCAACAAGCTATACAGAGGGCCCAGGCTTTGCTTCGGTTAAATTTACTGCAAATCAACCTGTAGCATTTTCAAGAACAAACAGTGGTCGTGTAACTACAAGATCGATTGTAGGTCATTACTGGAGTATAGGTATTACATATAACCCTATGACTCGCGATGAGTTTGAACCAATTTACAACTTTCTACTTGAAAAAAGAGGACGACTTAAACCATTTTTTGTTGCTTTACCACAACACATTACTACCAGAACTACAACAAGTGGATCCCTTACAGTTCAAGGAAGTATAACTAGTGGTGATTCGAATTTTTTAGTAGATGGAATGGATGGCCTCACTGGTGGATTACGTCCTGGGGATATGTTCACTTTCTTAGATTCTGGAAATTCAAATCATAATAAAATTTATAAAGTGGTAAGAGTGGCAGACTCAACGAATAAATTATCCAGTGATACTGCATTAAATACTTCTGATGAAAGAAGATTATATGTTGTACCCCCTGTAGAAAAAGATGTAACAGACAACTCAACACTTACTTATGCAAGCCCACTTTTTCGTGTAGTACAAAAATCAGATGTACAAGAGTATTCACTCGGAACAAATAATTTGTATACTTTTAGCCTTAATTTAGAGGAGGCTCAAGTCTAATGACAAAAAGAACAGTCCCGACAGCTATTGAAGAACTACTTGTTAGCAACTCTGAATTTGAGTATGCTCACCTTATAAAGTTTGAAAGACCTTTTCCAAAAGACCCAGATACAGATAAATTTCGTACTAATGCGAATCGTTATGCATATTTTACAGACGCAAGTCGTGATATAAGTTTTAATGATACTAGTACTGATCATAACGATCAGGCTAATGGTTCTCAAATTTATAGAGCAAATAGAGTAAAATCTATTGGTTCTTACTCGGAAACAACTTCACCAAGAGCAACAAATATGGCTCTTACACTTTCAGGAGATCATCTTGGAACTTCCCTATCTATAGTGGGAGACTTCGGCAGTGCCGCATTTACAGTAGCAACTACTTTTCACGATGACGCAGATGCTACCGACTTAGCAGACTTTGGTTTTCGTGAAGGAGACAAAGTAAAGATAACAAAAAATAGTGGTACATTTTCTACTGGAGTTACTTCTGTAACTTATATTATTACTGGGTTTGCAACTGATAATCGTAAAATGACGTTTGCTACTACTGGAGATGACACAGATGACACAACAACTTACCCTACTGATACTGGAGTAAGCGTAACCATATCTTTAGAATCAGACGAACTTAAAGGAGTTTTAAATGATAAAGCAACTTTAAGTCTTGCAAGCCCTGCATTTGTCAATCGAGAAGTGTTTATTCACAAAATTTTCATAAATCCAGAAACTGGCGACTTACTAGGAAACTCTAGTATACTTGTATTTAAAGGAATAATAGCTGGTTGTTCTATTTCTGAGACTGCAACGGCAAGTAATGTAAAATGGAATCTTACAAGTCATTGGGGAGATTGGTCTCAAGTCGGTGGTCGACTAACAACAGATGATACTCATAGAGCTTTAGACGGATTCGGAATACCAGACGATGAAATGACAATAAAACCTGAGTATGCAACTGACTTAGGATTTATACATTCAGAAACAACACTGAGTGCAATTGCAAACTACAAAACTTACGAAACAAAAACAGTAATTGGCAGTAAAAAAAGAGGAGGAGTGGCAGGTTTATTTGGGGATAGAAAACAAACTTCGACAGAAATACAAGTAGCAATAGATAATGAAGTAGATTTGAGTATTGGGTTACAAGGAAAATACCTACCTGTTGTATATGGAGTTCAAAGAATTCCTGGTGTGCCAATATTTGCAGATACAGATAACAATGATTCAAAAATAATATATGTTGCAGACGCAATCTGTGAAGGAGAAATTCATAGTCTTTATAATTTATATATTGACGGTATTCCTTTAATCTGTACTGATGCAGCAGACGCAGGCGTACGGGATTCTACTAATGGCAGTGATAAAGACAATAGTCAATTACAGTGTTATGGTAGAGCAGACAGAGGAGATACTCTCGGAGGCGTTGCAGATACAACACAAGCAAGCTCACTAACAAGTTTTGTCGCGAACTCTCCTGCAGCTCAAATGATTTTAGAAGCAGTAGAGGACGGATCTCCTCCTGAAGAATTAAAAGCTTTAATGAGACAACTGCAAAGACAAGGTGGTTTTTTCTTTGCAAATGTGTCTCAGACAGACGTACCAAGTATAACTGCCCAAGCAGCAGATGCAGCAGGTTTGCAACATCAACAGCATGGAAGTATATCGCACCCACATAATATGTCTTTTACCTTTAATAAAGGATCAAATTCTCAGCTAGCTAATAATATGCTAGTAACTCAAGCAGAAGGTACTGGGTTTAAAAGACAAAAAGATTACTATACAGGAGACTTTCCTTATTGGAGTCCCGACCATAGATTACTAGATACTGCTTATATGGTAAATGCATTTGTAATATCTGCAGACTCAACTGAAATCCCAGAGCTAGAATATGTAGTTCGAGGCAGAGTACTAGAGTGTTTTAACTTTGATAACTCCTATGTTCCTGATGCAGTACTAGGTGCAAGTGATGCACACACAAACTTTAAAGAAGGAGATACTGTTACTGTTGAAAGAAGTACAGACGGAAGTTCTTGGTCTACTACAAATGTAGAGGGATTTCCTTCGGACACAAGTTTTAGAATATTACATAAGTACTTATTATCAAACAATGACGGAACAAGTCATCAACGACTTCTTTTAGACCAAACTCCAGATTTAGATGCAGTAAATGGTCTTCCAACAAAAACTTATTTAAGACTCAAGAAAACAGGTGCCGCTCAATATTGGCACATGAGAACATTTAATCATAAAAATATTACAAATAAATCTTTCGCAGTGTATGCACAATCCCCTTCAGCCGTCGGAGTAAATGCGAGCAACGAAGTACAATTTACTTTTGATACTGTCGTTGATAGCTCAGCAACACCCCCTACCAAAGCTTCAGATTTACTAAAAGCAGGGTATACAAATGAACTAGCAAACGAGCCAGGAAAAGCATTGTATAGTTTTTTCACAAATGACTGCACTAAATTATCACATTATAAGGACAGTCAAGCTGTAGGTACATGGAGTGGAGACGTTCTTACACTAAAAAATGTAAAATATGTTGCAGCAAACAACGGTGGTGTTGCTATAAGCAGTGTTCCAAATGTACTAAATATAGATATATACAAAAGTAGAAACTTTAGTATGGGGGGATCAGGACAACCTTTTGACGGATTTGATAGTAATGCAGACTTTACAGGAGCAACAATTACTTTAAGACATACTGGGGAAGAACAAAGAATTACAAGCTACACAGCAAATGAAAAAAGAATAGAAATAGAAAAACCTTTTACTACACTAAAAGAAGCTGACTATGATGCAGGCAAAGTAAAATTTGATATATCAGGCGCACAAGGAGATAAGAGAGCAGTAACAAATACAGCATTACAACTACTTGATTACATGAAAGATGTTCGTTATGGAAAAAATCTTGATATAAATGAAGATATAGATTTAGCCTCTTTTATTTCCTCTGCAAAATTATGCGAAGTAAGAGGAACTCTAACACTAGGAACAAGAACAGCAGGCATAACAGTAGGAGACTACTACAAAATAGCAGATGCAAGTAGTAATCATTTAGGCTCAGGACGAGTAAAAACTGTAGGAACAAATACAGTAACTTTTGATAATTTATCAGGTAAGTTTGTTCGTTTATATGGAAATCATATAGCATATGCAGACGATGAGTATATAGTAACAGAAGATAATCTTTATCAAAAATCTGGGGCAGGGTATATTACAGCAAAACCCACACATACTTCTGGAACAGTTTCAGGAGCTACGTATATAAGTACAGGAACTTTTAGCTTAACTAAAGAATCAGGATCAGGTCCAAGTGCTGTAGTTATTGATGCTGTAGGCAATAAATCAATTAATCCTACATATTCATTATATGACTCAGACTTTGTGAAATACTGGAGATATTATGGTTGGGAACATCACAAGCAATGTTTTGTAACTCGACATCAAACAAACTTTATTATAGATACTTCAAAGTCAATTTTTGAAAATATGAATGTATTCTTATCTCATATGAATGGATTACTTTCTTATGAGGCAGGAAAATATGTTCTTGATATAGAAACACAAGCAACAGCACCTACTACAAGTACAACATTTAATTCTGAGACTTATGACTGGAATGTTAATCCAGAATACATAGATAATACAGATATTATTGGTAGCATTTCATTAACGGATAATTCAGTACGTAATGCGAAAAATACAATCAAAGCAAGCATTACAGATCCAGCAAATAACTGGTCATCACGAAGTGTGTCTTTCTTCAATAAAAATTTCTTAGAAGCAGATAGAAAAGTAATAAAAACAGGAAACTTTAATTATACAGGTATTACAAACTATTATAATGCAAGAATAGGCACAGAAAAAGAATTAATTAGTACAAGATTTAGTAGAGAGATTAGTTTTAAGATAGGACCAAAAGGATTATTGCTAAAAGCTGGTCAAGTTATTGCACTCTCATACGCGCCTTTTGGATTTTCTAGTAAGCTATTCCGAATTAATAATTTAAACTTTAATGCAGATTGTTCTGTTGCTATAAAAGCAACCGAATACTCAGATGATATGTATATCATTACTGCTGCTAGAGCAAATGAGCTAAGACAAGAAGCATCGACACAAGCTCAGCCTTTAGCTGCACCAGGTGCACCAACAAATCTTTCAGCAACCACAACTAAACCAGGAAGTGTAATTCTTAATTGGACAAATCCAACAGACTTTGTTGATGAAAGTGATGATGTAGAAATCTGGGTATCAAACGATAATAATAGAGCAAATGCAACTTTACTACATGTTGAACTTGGTAATGTAACAACTTTTACATATACAACTGCAGGTGCTGGAACTAAATTTTACTGGGTAAGAGTACGAAGATTAACAAATCAATTAAAAAGTAGAAAAGTATTAACTTCAGCATATCACCCTACAAGTGCAACAGGAGGAGTTACAGGTACTTCAAAAATCATTTCTCCAGATATACAAGTCAGTCATGCATCTATAAACTTTAGATTTGATTCTGATGGAGATTTAGACCCCGCAGGTTCAAACCAAGATGTTACAGTTACAGCAACACTACAAAATTTATCAGGAACTCCAACATTCTCTCTTGTAGAGGCAGACGGTAGTTCACAATCAGATGTAACATTTACTACTGGAGCAACAAGTTTGACTGCTTCAAGCGCTACTGTAGATGCAAGTTCAGCAAGCTCAAGTACTTCTCCAAAACTACTAAAAGTAACTATTACTGATACTGGAGAAACTTTTACAAGACAAGTTCCGATTGGAATTATTACTTCAGGTTCTGGTTCTGCAGGAGCAGCTGGTCTAAGAACAATTCAAGGATACTTATTTTACGAAAAAACTGGAGCAAGTGCTAGTACTGCACCAAGTGCTCCAAGCGGTAATACTTATACAATTGGTACTGGAATAGTTACTGGAACAGGCATAAGTACAGCAACAAACCAACCAAATGATATTTGGTTGAACTCTTCAAATACTCAAGATGTAACAGGCGATAGTGTTTTTTGGACTGTTCGATACTATGGAACAGAGTCCTCAGCAGGTTCAAGCACAATATCAGTAGCATATAGTAATGTTGTAAAAAGTATAAACTTTGACGGAGTAGTAACTTTTACAGGTGGAACTTTTAAACAGTCAGACGGAACTAATATTACTACTATTGATGGTGGAAATATAGATACAGGATCAATTACTGCAGACAGAATTAAGCTAAGCGGTTCAGGATCTTTAGCAATAACAAGTCTTGCAGGAGCTTTACCTGTAGATCAAGGCGGTACAGGAGCTACAAATGCTGCTGGACTAGTAACTATACTAAATGCTGCAGGTTTAACACTTACTTCAAGTTTAGCAGACGGGGCAACAACAAGTGTTGCCGATATACGATCAGGAACAGATGCTGATGACGTAGGACTTGGAAATGTTCAAAATGAGGATACAAGATTAAGTGCACAATTTAGTGCGGTAACTCGTCTTGCTGCTGGTAGTCTATTCCTAGGACATACTTCAGCACAAAGCACAAACTATGTAGAAATCTCTGCGGCAAACGGCGGTCAAATAATAATTGCGGATGATTCATAATGGCAAAAAGAGTATTACTTGGTAAAAAAGGCTCAGAATATGGGTTGTATATATCTAAGCCTGGCGTAGACGTAACTACAACAACTTCTGCAAAAGACTTATTATTTAATTCTGGTGCTACAACTACAGTTACAGGATCTAGCCCTACTACTTCAGAAAAATCTTTTCGATCAGGCGTTATAGTAACCGATACTACTATATCTACTGTAGTATCAGGAGCTACACAAAATTTACCCTCTACTCTTGGCTCAGACAATAACTATTACATTCCCGCATATCAAATTGTAGAAAATGGAATTGCTAATCCAACAAGTGGTTTTGACGAAAGTCATAATCCTTCAGGCTCTGTTCTTTATGAGATAGAATCAAGTCATATAAGCGGGTTACCTACTACATCTGGCGGAGGATTATGGGAATTAACAACTACAGGTTCAGGAGCAAATATAAATGCAATAGAAGCAAAACAGATTGAAGCATCAAAATATTCAAGTGCATTTTCAGATGGTTCTACTCCTGCTTTTGAGGCAGGGTATCCTTGGATAGTAGACAGAGGAATTGCATCAAATGCTTTGGTATCTGTAGATATACTTATGCTACGAATTCCATGTCAATATGGAAAAATGGAAACAGATGCTCTTTTTAATACTACTACTCAACCAACACCAAATACTTCAGGAGGAGGGGGCTCAGGAGCATCGCCTTCTGCTCCTACAATTAGTAGTGTAAGTAGAATAGCAAGAGATGCAAATAATGATACAGTTCGAATATCTGCTTCAAATGGTAGTAATAACTCTGGAACAATAACATATGGAGTAAATACTTCAAATTCTGCTCCTACATCTTTTCAATCCTCAACAGATTTTACACAACCAAGAAACTCTACACGATACTATTTTGCAAAACAAGGCGGGGTAACTTCAAGTGGTACTCAATATGACGCAGCAGCAGTCGATACGACACCAAATGCTTTTACTTTTACTACTAAAAATAGCGCAACAGCAGGACAAAGTTTTTCTCAAGCCTCATCAGCAATAGCTGGGTTAGCGGATGGAGATAGTGCATCAGTAAGTGTTAGTGGTGGAACAGTTAATGTAACCACTGTTGTAAATAATGGAACTGTTACAGCAACAGGAACAGCAGCTTCAGCAGGAAATTCTACTGTAGTAACAGTAACTATTGGAGGGGTGCAAGGAACTTTTACAATAAATACACCAGCACCTACTCCTTCAGATAATTCTCCAGATGCCTTTGGTAACTTTAATACAGCAACTGGATCTGAGTTAAGTACAGTAAATACTTCAAATACTAAAACAATCACTGGAATAGATGTAGCCACAGCAGTAAGTATTAGTGGAAATGGAAGTTTTAGTATTGCAGGCGGTTCTTATGTAACTTCTGGAACTATTACAAATAATCAGTCTATAAATGTAAGACTAACATCAAGTGGAAGTTTTAATACATCCGTAAGTACAACTTTAACAGTTGGAGATAAAACGGGTAGTTATACTGTAACAACAAGATCTCAAGTAACCGCTTCTCCTCCAACAGCACTAACACTTACACAAACAACAAATACAAGTGGAACAGCACAAACAGTAACAGCAACAGCAAGTGGAGGAACAGGAACTCCGCAAGTTTCAAATGATGGTAGTAATTGGCAATCAAATGGACACAGTTTTTCACAAAATCGAAGTGGAAGTGCAGTAACATATTATGCAAGAAATGTCGGAGAAGCAAACAGTTCTGTTTTAACAGCAACAAAACTTGTTCCACCTGTTGTAACATTATCAGCAATAGCAAATTTTAGTGAAAACTCCTCTTCAAAAAATGCAACTTATAGTGTTCCTCTTCAAAGAGCAGGGGGAAATTTTAATACTTATTCTTCTTCTTGGGGAACAGTAAGCACAAGTATTAGTAATAACTCAGGAGGCTGGTTATCAAGCTCTATAACAAATTCATCTTCTGGTGGTTTTAATTTAACTACTAGTGCGAACTCAAGTACGAGTGCACAAAATGCAACAGTGACTTATACTACTACTACACAGTTTGGGCATACTCACACTATGACCTTTACTTATACTCAAGCAGGAATAGCTGTTGATACAACACCCGATCAATTCACTTTTAGTGATGTAGCCGATAGAGCATTAAATACAGACACATTTGCGAATGATCAAATCACAGGAATAAACACAGCAACAAATGCAACTTATAGCGGAGATGCAAATGGAAGTTTTAGTGTTACAGGAATAAATGGAACTTATAATCAATCAGCTAAATCAGTATCAAATGGAACACAAATTCATGTAAAAATAACGTCGTCTTCAAGTAACAGTACTGCACGAAGTGCAACAATTACAGTTGGAGGAGTATCAGATACTTTTACCGTTACTACAGAAGCAGCTTCCGACTCTACACCAGATGCATTTAGTTTCACTGACGTTACAAATTCTCAAACTACTACGGTACATCAAGACTCAATAACTTTGGCAGGCATGAATACCTCTGCTACAGCAACTATCAGTAGTAGTGCTATTTCTGGTTTTAAAGTAAATAGTGGTTCTTTTGGAACAGGAAGCCAAACAGTAACTGTAGGAGATATAATAACAGTATTTGTACGTTCAGGAACAGGTAACTTCCAATCACAGTCTGCAACAATTACAGTTGGAGGAGTATCAGACACTTTTACGGTTATAACAGGTAACTTTGGCGGTGGAGGAATAGAGTAATATGAAAATTATTAAAAATGGAACTTATGTTTCTACTCCAAATAAATTAAGAAAAGCCATACAGCATTTCTCTGTAGAGGATAAACTACAAGCACAAGAATTCGATCCTCATAACTGGATTGAAGGAGAAGTAACAGCAATAGTAACTACAGGTACTTGTAGTCAACAATATAATATAAACAATAAACTATATGTAGAAGAAGATGTGGAACTTTATGTGTATAGAAACGAAAGCTGGAGCTGGAAAACAGCAGAAAACTTATTAGTAGGAGACCATCTACTTACTGATCATAGTATGTTAGAAAGAATTAGTTTATTAAATCACCTGGACACAGTACTAGAAGGATGTATATTAACTTCAGATTCAAACTTCTACGCAGGAGGATATTTAGTAAAATGAGCAAACGAGTATTATTAGGAAAGATAGATAGTAGTGATTATGGTCTACTCGTATCAAGAGCAGGCGTAGATGTTACAACTGCAAACGCTGATCAATTAATATTTGATAGTAGACAGAAAGGCTACGGTCAATTAATTTTTGAAGAAACAATTACAGTTACTAGGGATGGGTTTAATGGATCAACTTTAACAAATAACAATGTAACTAGAACTTTTTCTGATATTTCTATACCAAATCCAATCGTAATTGTATATGGAAATGTATTTGTAAAAGTAATAAAAGGGGATTCTACCAATAGCAATAGTAATTGGGCATTATCCGCGACAGGAAATGATCCTGATAAAAAACTTACATTCAGAGTGCCTTACTATTATCCAAGTTTTAGAACGGCTTATCCTTTAGCCACACTTTATGGTATAGGAACAACAGCTAAACTTGCGCCTGCATCACAAAGTATAAAATACGCAGTAATAAGAGGACCAGTATAATGGCAAAAAGATTATTAATAGGAAAACCAAGCGGTGAAGATTATGGACTATATGTATCTAAATCAGGCACAGATGTAATAAATGGAAGCAATGTTTTAACAGATCGTGATAACTTACAGTTTGATTCCGAAGTAGGAGTAGGATCTTTAAATTTAAAAAACTACGGACAAGGACTATTGGGCATACCAGGTAATAGTGCATTAACCAGTGGCAGTACTATAGGGGCTTCTGATTCAGTTGCTGTTATTACTCATAATTTAGGATTTATTCCTTTTGTGATAGTACAGTGGTGTTTACAGAGTGATATATCTGGGGGAGTTGCAACAAAAATGTATACTTCAACTCTTGATTGGACATCAGAGGCTGCTACAAGTTTTGGAACAAATGGACATATTAAACAGACAAAAGGAGGAGTATCCTACTCGGTTACAGATTCAACATTAACAATAACAAATAATATGGTAGGACAAGTAAAAAAATTCGTGTCTAGCGGTTCAGAAACCTCTAGGTTTACACAAGGCGGCGTAGCAGTTGGCTATGCCTATTTAATTTTCGACTTACAAGGAGCATAACATGACAACAAAAACACATTCAGGCATTGGCTTGACAGAAACAAAAATTTATCAATGTCCAACAGACAAGACAGCAATTGTATCAATGGTAACAGTATCTAATATTACAGAAAGTTTACTTACATTTCATATCGGATATTATAATGCCACAGATAATAATACTGTATACTTTATAAAAAATGGAGTATTAGATAAAGGACAAAGACACATTGCTATAAGTAGTAGTGGAACTCTATCAATGAGCGCAAACGACTACATAACAGTTCTAAGTACAACAGATTCTTCAATAGATGCTATCGTAACGTATGAGGAAAGTGATGTCTGATGAATTCACATTGGAAAAATTATCCTTGACATCATAGGTAAATTTTTGGTATAATTAACAATATTGGAGGTAAAACAATTATGGCGGCAGGAACATACAATTTCACGATAGAGCAAGGCACAACTTTCAATCGTGTACTGACTTTGCAGGAAAACAACTCAGCAATGAATTTGACTGGGTACTCAGTTGCATCTCAGATTCGCTCAACTCACGACTCTAGTTCTGTAGTGGGCACAATATCATGTACCCTTTCCAACGCTTCTGGAGGGGAAATAACTCTTACGATGACTAATTCTACAACTTCAAATATAGAAGAAGGAATATATGTATATGACATTGAGATCACTTCAGGTGCAGGCTCAGTAACTAGAATACTACAAGGAAATGTTACTGTATCTCCAGAAGTTACACGATAATGGCAATAACAGTCACAGTCACAGAAACACCTACTTATGTAACAGTAAATGAAACAAATAATACTGTTACACTAAATCAAAGTGATAATCCTATAACTGTAACCACAACAACCGATTTAACATTTCCTGCAAACCAAGCAGGAGAAGTAACATATACGCAAACAGGAACACTTCCTGGCGGAAATGTTCAAGAAGCATTAGCAGATTTAGCAGACCAATTTTTTAGGCAAGCATCCACACCATCTGGGGATAATTTAGCCGAAGGTGATTTATGGTACAATACTTCATCAGATGAATTATTTGTATATAGACAAGTACCAGGTGGATTCGAATGGCACACAATTGCCTCAGCAGGGGGATCTTCTCCCACGAGCTTCACATTAGACGGAGGCTCATTCTAGGATAACAACATGGCAGTAAATATAATCAAAATTAAAAGAACGACAGGAGCTACCGCGCCTAGTGCCTTGAATGCAGGTGAATTAGCTTTCTCTGGGGGAACAGGTACACAAAGCAATCTCGGTCAAAGGTTATTTATTGGTGATCCCGCAAATTCAAATGCTGTAACAGTAATTGGCGGTAATTACTTTAGCAACTTAATGGATCATGCTCATGGTACTACTACAGCAAGTTCAGCACTAATTGTAGACGCAAACAAGTCTACTTCAGAACTACGAACTTCAGCATTATACTTAGGTACTTCAGGAAGTGATACATTAGTTACAGCAACAGCAACAGAAATAAATTCAGCACTAGATGGTATTACATCAACCTTTGCAGAATTAAACTTACTTGACGGATCAGTCGCAAATACAGTTGTAAACAACAAAGCAGTAATTTACGGATCAAGCGGTCAAGTAAAAGGTACTTTATCAACTGCCGCACAACCAAACATAACAAGCGTCGGTACTATTGCAGGACTCACAGTAACTGGTGCAGTCGACATGAATACCACCACTTTTGATATTGATGCAACTGATGATGTTACAATTGATACTACTGATACTACAGGTGGAATTAAAATTGGAGCAAATGTTTCAGGAGTTCCTGTAACAGTTGGTCACACGACTTCTGAAGTAACCGTAGGCGATAATTTAACAGTCACAGGTAACTTAACAGTTTCTGGTACCACAACAACAGTCGATTCAACAACAGTTGCTATCGCAGACCCAATTTTTGAAATTGGATCAAGTGCAAGCGACGATAATTTAGACAGAGGTATAAAATTCAAATGGAGCGATGGTGGAGCAAAGAATGGTTTCTTTGGATTCGATGATAGCTCAGGAAACTTTACTTTCATACCAGATGCAACAGATACAAACAATGTATTTAGTGGATCAGTAGGAACGATTGCAGCTAATCTATCAGGACTAGCTACACAAGCAACTACTGTAATGGGGGCGGGTCAAAGTAATATAACTTCTATACCGAACTTAGCAACAACAGGAACAATTACAACAGGTATATGGAACGCAACAGCAATAGCAACAGCTAAAGGTGGTACAGGGTTATCTTCAGTCGGTTCTTCAGGACAGATTTTAGTATCAAACGGTTCAGCTTTGGCATACCAAAACATAGACGGTGGGACATATAGCTAATGACTCAACAAATTAAATTAAAAAGAAATATAAATAATACAACAGCACCAACAACTAGTGATATAGATGTTGGCGAACTTGCAATAAGCGCAGTAGACGGAAAGATATATCTTCGGAAAACAGATAACGCAATAGTTGCTCAAGCTGTAGAAGATGATGTTATCGCACTCGCAATAGCACTAGGATAATAATATGGCAAATACATTCAAAAACGCTGCCGCAGCAGCTACAGGTGCATCTGAAGTTTCAGTTTATACCGTTCCAAGCTCAACAACTACTACTGTAATCGGACTTACTTGTGCAAATGTAACAAGTACTAGCCCTGTAAAAGTTAGTATTCGAGTATTTGATAGCTCAGCAACCGCACATTTTTTCGTTGTAAAAAATGCAGAAATTTTTGAAGGAGGCGCACTCGTAGCAGTGGGTGGTGACCAAAAACTAGTACTCGAAACAGGCGATATAATAAAAGTAGAATCTGACACAGCCAGTTCAATAGATACAATCGTATCAGTCATGGAGCAATCATAATGGCATATATAGGTAAGAGACCCGTAGATACATTTCCAGCAAATAATGCTATAACTTCTTCACTCATCTCGGAAAATGCTGTAGGCAGTTCTGAGATAGCAACTAATGCTGTAACAACATTACAAATAGCAGATAACGCAGTAACAGCAGTAAAGATTGCTGAAAATGTAATATCTAGCAGAGAATTAGCAGCAAACACAGTAGCAACAGGAAACATAGCAGATAACGCCGTAGACGGAACTAAAATAGCGCAGAACTCAATACTTACCCGACATATTGATGATCTTCAAGTAACAACAGATCAACTCGGAGCAGACGCAGTTACAGCTGCTAAACTCGCTGATGATGCTGTCGTTACAGCTAATATAGTAGATGCCAATGTAACAACCGCAAAGATAGCTGATAATGCTATAACAGCCGCTAAATTAAATATAGCAGGTAATGGAACATCAGGACAAGCAGTGCTTTCTGACGGAGATGGATCTTTCTCATATGGTGCTGGAGGTAAAACTACAGAAGAAATACAAGACATTGCAGGGGCGATGTTTACTAGTAATACTGAAACAGGTATAACCGCAACTTACGAAGACGGCGATGGCACGATCGATCTAGTAATTGGTACTTTAAATCAAGACACAACAGGCTCAGCCGCAACTTTAACAACTCCAAGAGCAATAGCAGTTGCTGGAGCAGTAACAGGTACAGTGAACTTTGATGGCTCAGCAGGAGTATCAATAACTACTACACTAGCAAATAATGCAGTCCTTACACAACACATAGACGATAACCAAGTCACAGCAGATCAAATAGCTGCAGCGACCATTACAACAACACAGATAGCGGCTAATACAATCGCTACGGGTAATGTAGCAGACAACGCAATAGACGGTACTAAGATAGCTTCAAATAGTATTCTTACTAGACATATAGATGACGACCAAGTAACTGGTGATCAATTAGCAGATGCTATTGATGTAGTAACTTCAGTCGGAGTCGGTGGCGGCTCTACAAATGGTGTATCAATATCACAAGGTGCAATTAAAATTAAAAATGGTGGTGCACAGTCTTATATAGACTTATATTGTGAAACAAATAATGCTCATTATTTAAGACTCCAAGCACCTGCACATGGTAGCTTTAGCGGTAATCCGACAGTAACTTTACCAGCTACAGCAGGTACTATAGCTTTAACAAGTCAATTACAAACTACAGAATCAATACAAGATATAGCAGGAGCTATGTTCTCTGGTAATACTGAAACTGGAATCACAGCTACATATCAAGATGCAGACGGAACTATAGACTTAGTTATAGGCACACTTAACCAAGACACAACAGGTACAGCAGCTACAGTAACAGGAGCAGCACAGACTGCCATTACTAGTGTAGGTACTTTAACAGGATTAACAACATCTGGGAATCTTGTTGTGGGCGGAAACCTAACAGTTACAGGTTCTACTGTAACCAACTCTTCAACAAACACAACAATCGAAGATAGATTAATCGAATTAGGAACAGGAACAACTGGAACACCCGCAAATGATATGGGTATCGTTTTAGAAAGAGGCGATTCTGCAAATGCATTTATTGGTTGGGACGAAAGCGCAGACAAATTTATAGTTGGAACAGGAACATTTACAGGAGCTTCTACAGGAAACCTTTCTATAACAACAGGAACTATTGTAGCAAATGTAGAGGGTAACGTAACAGGTAACTTAACAGGTACAGCTTCTGCAATAGCAGATAACTCTGTTACTTCAGCTAAGATAGTCAATGGAACTATTGTAGCTGCTGACATTGCAAATAATGCAATTCTAACACAACACATTGATGACAACCAAGTAACAGCAGACCAAATAGCTGCAGGAACTATTACTACTACACAAATAGCCGCAAATACTATTGCAACTGGCAATGTAGCAGACAACGCTATTGATGGAACAAAAATAGCACAGAATTCTATACTTACTCGACACATTGATGATGGGCAAGTAACAACAGATCAATTAGGTGCAGACGCAGTTACAGCAGCCAAACTTGCAGACGATGCAGTAGTTACTGCAAACATTGTGAACGCTAATATTACTACTGCTAAAGTAGCTGACGCAAATATTACTACAGCCAAAATAGCTGATAATGCTATCACAGCAGCTAAATTAAGTATAGCTGGAAACGGAACATCAGGACAAGCAATACTCTCCGATGGAGACGGCACCTTCTCATATGGTTCTAGTGGTAAGACAGAAGAAGAAATTCAAGATATTGTTGGAGCTATGACGACTTCCAACACAGAAACAAATATAACAGTAACTTATCAAGACAGTGATGGAACACTTGACTTTGTTGTAGATGCGGCTCAGCCAAACGTAACAAGTTTAGGTACTTTAACATCTCTTACTGTTGATGATATAAAAATTAATGGCTCACAAATAGGACACACATCAGATGAAGATGCAATCGCAATAGCCTCTAATGGTGTTGTAACATTTAGTCAGATACCAGTTGTACCAAATGATTCAATTGGAGCAGATCAACTTGCTGCAAACTCAGTAGTTTCTGCAAGTATTGTAAATGGAAGTATTGTATCAGCAGACATTGCGGCAAATACTATTGCTACTAGCAACATTGCAGACAACGCAGTCGATGGAAGTAAAATTGCTTCAAATAGTATTCTTACTAGACATATTGACGACAATCAAATAACTGGAGATCAAATTGCAGACGATATAGTACTTAGTGGTACTGGGGCACTCAGAATGCCTGACGGAACAACTGGACAAAGACCTGGATCACCAGCTGCAGGTATGTTCCGATATAATACGACTGAAGGAAAATTCGAAGGCTATACTGATAGCTGGGGAGAAGTTGGAGGCGGAGGGTCGAATGGCTTCTTAACCGATATATTCGATGGAACAACGACTCCTGCTACGGATGGTAGCCGAGTTGCATTTACCATGTCACAAGCTGTTTCTGACGAAAAGTTTGTAATGGTATTTATAGATGGTGTATACCAAGCCCATAATGCTTACAGCGTAAGCGGCTCTACATTAACAATGGCAGACGCTCCAGTAGCAGACAGGGTACTTACTGTACATTCTGTATCAGCCGCAGTACAAGGCGATGGACTCAATGTCGATAACTTTACTGGAGACGGATCAGATGTAACTTTTACACTTAGTCTCAACCCAACACACGAAAATAATACACAAGTATATGTAGACGGTGTATACCAGTTTAAAAATACATATGCCGTATCAGGAACAACACTAACATTCTCAGCAGCTCCACCAAATGGTGCAGGTATTGAGGTGATGACACATACTCAAACAACAATAAACAATGCGGCAGGACTAGCGGCAGGAGCAATCTCTGGGTTAAGCCAAGTAACAATAGCTGCGGCCGACCACTTGATGTTCTTTGATGCTACAGATAACACACTAAAGAAAGGTCTGGCATCAGACTTAATTGAACAACTTACAACAGAAGAAGTACAAGATGTTATTGGAGCAATGGTTTCAAGTAATACTGAAAGTGGCATTACAGTAGCATATGATGATTCAGACGGAACATTAGACTTTACAGTTGGAACACTTAATCAAAATACAACAGGTTCAGCAGCTACATTAACTACAGCAAGAACTATTGGTGGAGTTAGCTTTGACGGTTCAGCTAACATTGACTTACCAGGTGTAAATTCAGCTGGTAACCAAGCAACCTCAGGTTTAGCAGGAACAGCCACAGCATTAGCAACCGCAAGAACTATAGGTGGTGTATCCTTTGATGGTACTGCAAATATTGTACCTACTACTTTTTCAGCAGCTACATTCTCAGGTGCTATAACAGGAGCAACTTCAGCGAGAATAACTCAAGTAGCATTAACTTCAAGTTCAGCCGCAGTAGCATGGGATGCAACAGCAGCAGCTAATGCTTATCATGTTACAACAGAAAATACAACATTCTCTGCACCAAGTAATGCAGTTGAAGGAGCAATCATACAAGTAGAAATCGCACAAGGCGGAACAGCAAGAACAATAGCGTGGAATACAGTCTTTGAATTTGCGGCAAGTACAGCACCAACTGTAACTGCAACAGCAAACAAAACAGATATTTTCACATTTAGATATAACGGATCAGTCTGGCAAGAGATCGGACGCGTCCAAAACATGGCACAAACATAAAATGTTTTTAACTGAAGCAGCAAATAGAGGAAGTGTACCTACTGGATATGATATTGAAAACTCTTTAAAAGTAGAAAAAGCTAATACAGAATATCTTAAAAGAGTTGTAAGTTCCGCAGGTAACGCAAAAGTTTGGTGTGCCAGTATGTGGATTAAAAGAAGTGAACTTGATGGTACTAATCAGTATTGGCAATTTTTTAGTTCAATGACCTCAGATGGAAGTGGTGGATATAGTGGATGGCCTACAAGAATTGGATTTTTCTATAGTGCAGACCAATTATGGGTTGATTCAAGAGCTGGTAGTGGCAATAAAAGGCTAACAAGTCTTCAAAGATTAAGAGATACATCTGCTTGGTATCACATTGTAGTCATGCAAGATACAACACAAAGCACTGATACGAATAGAACTAAAATTTATATTAATGGAACATTATTATTACCTGCTGATTTAGACTATGACCAATACCCAGCACAAAATGATGATACTGCTATGAATGTTGCCAACTCACAAATAGTTGTAGGTGCTCAGGGTGATGGTGGTTATCCTTGGTCGGGTTACATAGCTGATGTTCATTTTTTAGACGGACAGTCTGGAAAAACTGCAAGTGATTTTGGTGAGTATGATGAAGATAGTGGTATTTGGAAACCTAAAGCCTATACAGGAGCATACGGAACAAATGGATTTCATTTAAAATTTGAGGATAGTTCAAATATGGGACTTGACTCTAGTGGCAATGGAAATAACTTAACTTCAAACAACATCACAGCAGCCGACCAAGCTACGGACACGCCTACTAATAATTTTGCTACACTTAATCCATTACATAAGTACTCAGGTACATCAAGTCATAACCCAACTTTTAAAGAAGGTGCTACAAGATGGACAACTGGAAGAGCAGGTTATTGGGCTGCAGGGTTAGCTAGCATAGGACTTACTTCAGGAAAATGGTATTTTGAAGCTCAACCAGGAACTAGTAATACACATATTACATCAATAGGTTGGGGAGATGAGAGTGACCTAGTAGATTGGGCACAAGATCATTCTGATACAAATGGTTTTCCTGGTGAAAACGGTACAAACTCAATAGGTTATCTTGGTAGCGATACTTCAAGTAGTTATGGTAATATTTGGTTAGGTACAGGTTCTACATCAAATGTTAACGCTAATTACACTATTAGTAATATTGTGGGAGTAGCCATAGATGCTGATAATGGTTTTGTTTATTTTGCTAAAGATAATACCTATGTTAATAGTGGTAATCCCGGAAGTGGAGCAAATGGTACTGGTGGATATGCATTTACTGATACAACGACAACAAGAACTGGGACTGTTTTTCCAGCTGTAGGTGGTTATTATCATACAGCACCAACTGTAATAAATGTAAACTTTGGTGGTTTCACAACTATAACAATCTCAAGTGCAGCTACAGATGCGAATGGGTACGGAACATTCGAATATGCTCCGCCATCAGGCTACTACGCTTTATGCACTAAAAACTTAGCGGAGTACGGATAATGGCTTATACAACAATAGATGATTCAAGTGAATATTTTCAAGCGATGCAATATACAGGTAATACAACAGCTCCAAGAAATATCACCAATGATGGTAATAGTGATTTAAAACCTGACTTTATTTGGTCAAAAGCTAATCAAAATGGTACTAACCATGCATTAACAAACTCAACTTTAGGATTTAATGCTCCGAAAGGATTAGGTTATGCTTGGGAAAGTGGACCTTTCGGTGGTCATTTATCTACAAGTACTACTGGAGCAGCTAGTCAACCATCAGCTACTTATGGTTACATATCAGGACATCTAACAGACGGATTTACTACAGCAGCTGGTGGTACTAATGATGATTCTTTCAATACTAATAATACAGTTCATAACGCTTGGCAGTGGAAATGTAATGGTGGAACCACAACAGCATTTAGTGAAAGTGGTAATAATCCCGGAGGTAAAAGACAGACAAGTACAAAAGCGGGATTCAGTATTATATACTATAAGGGGACAGGAGCTAATGCTAGTTGTGAAATAGCACATGGATTAGGAAAAGCACCTGAAATGATAATTTTTAAAAGAATATACACAGCACAGTTTTGGTGTGTTTGGAATCACCGTATGGGAGTCGATAAAAAATTAGCTTTTAATAGTACAGATGGAGATGATGCTGACGGAGCTTTTATGAACGGTACAGTACCAAATGCTACTAATATTTTTGTAGGTGGTACCTCAGTCAACACAAATGCTAATGATGGTCATTATATGTGTTATGCTTGGACATCAATACAAGGATTTAGTAAGTTCGGAACATATCAAGGAAACGGTAATGATGACGGACCATTTGTTTATACAGGTTTTAAACCACGATGGATAATGTTTAAATCAAGAGAATCTGGTAGTAGTTGGGATATTATGGACACTAGAAATAGTCCAACAAACCCGATGGATGATTATTTTACAGCTAATACAACTGATCCTCGAGGAACAAGTTCAACAAAAAATATAGATTTTTTAAGTAATGGATTTAAGATAAGAGATGATAACAATTTAAATTTTTCAGATCATAATTTTACTTATATGGCATTTGCAGAAAACCCATTCGTAACATCAACAGGAACGCCGACAACGGCAAGATAATAGGAGAAATAAAATGTGGGCTAGATTAGAAAGCAACACAATAGTAGAGATACTAATAAGGCCAAAAGCCTTAAACATAGGGGATGTAAAATATCCTAGAAATATATTTAGTATGTGGACTAACGCAGAACTTGCCGTAATTGGTATAGTACCTGTAACTGTCGATAATACTAATTTTAAAAATCAAGAGTATTACATAAATACAGATATGACTTATGCATATAATACTGAAACTGGAGTTGCAACCGCAACTTACGGCACAGCTACAGCAAAAGCTATTGCAGATACTTTATATACTGCACAAGACGAAACAGACGGTCTTGGTACAGAAGGTGAAGTTGCAGCAAGAGGATTAAAAACAACACATAAAGAAGTGATTAATCAAGGAGCAGCAGGTAGACTACAAGATACAGACTGGATGATTATTAGAGCAGCAGACGGTGGTACAGCAGTACCAAGTTCGATTACTACAAAGAGAGCGGCTGTAAGAACAAAAGCAAACGCAATGCAAGTACAAATAGATGGTGCAGCAGATGTAGATGCTTTAGCAGCACTTTATGTTTATAATGATGCGACTCCACCAGTGAGACCTCTAGGCGAATTACCAACAGTATAATATGGCATTAACAACAATTACAGGGAACATGGTTTCCGTTAATGCCATACAAGGCACACTTATCGCTGACAACGCAATCACTGCTGTGCATATTGCGACGAACGCTGTGTCTGGAACATTAATAGCAGATAATGCTGTAACTGCCGTGCATATAGCACAAAATTCAATAACTGTAACACAACTTGCAGACGACTGTGTAGAATCTGATAAAATAGCTGATGGCATAATTACGACCAATCACTTAAATAAAGCAATGATATCTTCACAGACAGAAGTTACTGCGGTAGCAGGGGACTTTGTCCTACTTGGCGACACCAGTGACTCAAACAATTTAAAGAAAACATTAGTGAGTTCAATAGCAGCTTTAAGTACTGTTGGTACAGGAGACATAACAACAGCAAAAATAGCAGCCAACGCAGTCGATAGTACTAAGATAGCTTCTAATAGTATTCTTACTAGACATATAGATGATGACCAAATAACAGGAGATCAATTAGCCGATG